GCAAATGATCACAGTTACAAAAGTCTTGAAGACAGTAACATTAATTGGGTAAGTGTAACAACACTTGTATCCCATTTTAAAATACCCTTTGATGCAAAGAAAGTTGCAGAAAAAGTTTCAAAAAGTAAAAGATCAAAGTGGAGTGGTGTTGATCCCGTTATAATACAACAGATTTGGAAAAATGAAGCAGATAGATCTACAACTCTTGGAACATTTTATCACAACCAAAGAGAAGATGACATATGTTCATTTGCTTCAATTGAAAGAGAAGGGGTAACAATTCCTGTATTTAAACCATCCGGGGAAAATAATGGAATAAGACATGCTCCATCTCAAAAGCTTGAACCAGGAATTTATCCTGAACACATGGTGTACTTACGTTCAGTAGGTATCTGTGGTCAATCAGATTTAGTTGAAGTAGTTAATGGTAAAGTAAATATCATTGACTATAAAACTAATAAAGAAATTAAAAAAGAATCATGGATAGACTGGGAGGGTAAGTCAACTAAATTACTACCTCCTGTAGATAATCTTGATGATTGTCATTTCTATCATTATGCATTACAGTTGAGTATTTATATGTACATTATACTGAAGCATAATCCAAAACTTAAACCAGGAAGAATATTTGTTCATCATGTAATTTTTGATATAGAGGGTGAAGATAACTGGGGGTATCCAATAACAAAACGGGATCATAATGGAGAACCTTTAGTAAAAGAAGTCATACCAATTGCAATACCTTATCTTGTTGATGAAGTATTGGCAATTATTCATTATATTAATGATAACAGAGATAAAATTAAAACAAAGCACTGATGTTAATAAAACTATTTGATGTTCAGAACAAAACAGTAATTCCTACAGAACACTGTTATACACTTAAGGCACTTAAGGATGTAATGGATGAATATCCAGAAGATCATCTTAAGATCTATCAGTACTTGTTTTATATGACCTGTCCTAATCCAGATATGAATCCTTTCTTTCATACACCAGAGGTTCAAAAAGAATCTATAATTATGCATGAAATTGAAGGAGAATTTTCAACAGAAGATCCTACAGTTTTTGCAGCATTAAAATTTTGTGAAAGAATGTATGAAACTCCTACATCTAGAGCATATAAAGGAATGTCTTCAATGCTTGACAGACTTGGAAAGTATATGGAAACTACACCAATTACAGCAGGAAGAGATGGAAATATTAATTCACTTGTAGCAGCCGCGAAGAATTTTGACCAGATAAGAGCTTCATTTAAAGGAGTCTATAAAGACTTACAAGAAGAACAATCTAGCAAAGTTAGAGGTGGGCTTGGCATGGCTTATGATCAATAATCTTTTGATAATGAATCACTTATGAATTATATAAAAACATATAATAAACTTATAATTAAAGCAAAATCAGAAAGTAGAAAAAAATCTGATGGTGTTTATTATGAAGCTCATCATATACAACCAAAATCATTTGGAGGAAAAGGTGATGGTAGAAATACTATTCATCCTAATATAGTATTATTAACACCAAAAGAACATTACATAGCTCATTTATTATTAGTTGCAATATATCCTAATTCACCAGCAATGCATAAGGCATTGTGGAATATGTGTAATGTAAAAAAAGATGTAAGATATATTCCTTCTGCTAAAACTTATTGTAGACTTAGAACAGAGTATATTAAAAACACTATAGGTTCTAATAATCATTTTTTTGGTAAAACTCATTCTGATGAAAGTAAATTAAAAATTGGAAAAGCTTCACTTAATAGAAAAACTTTTTTAGGAAAAACTCATACAAAAGAAGCTAAACAAAAAATTTCAGAATTTAGAAAGGGTAAAGCAATATCAGAAGAAACCAAAAATAAAATAAGTCTTAGTATATCTGGAGGTAATCATTATAATGCTAAAAAAATTATATGCACAGAAACAAATGTAATTTTTGGTTCTGGTAAAGAATTATCAGAATATTTAAATAAACCTTTCAGTACTATAAGAGCTTATTTAAATGGTAGAAAAAAAACTCCTAACTGGTTTCATTATAAAAGAGCTTAAAAATGAGTGAGATATATGAAGAGATCCCAACATGGGATAATGGTACTTGGACAATTACATCTTTTGAAACAAGAGAAGAGTTTGCTGCTTACTTGTTTGGCATTTTTAAAGAACCAGGAGAATATCAATTTGATGAAGTCAGTGCTGAGTTATTTACAGTAGAGTCAAGAAGATTTAAAATGCAGAATGTTTATACCATGGCTCCATTTAGATCAAAAGACTTTATAAACTACTGGGATGATCAGAAAGCTAAATGCAGAAAAGGTCTCTTAATTAAGAGTGGAGATAAGACTTGGTATCTTGCGCGTGAGTATTACATGTGGTTAAATTTCTTACCAATCTTTAACAAAGAGATTCAACAATTTGGGTTTGCAGATATTAGAGATGCTCAGTATCACTTAGCTCTTTATGAAATGCTTGCTGAACTAAACTATCAACATGTTGCTGTTCTAAAGAAACGTCAGATTGCTTCATCCTACTATCATATGGCAAAGTTACTTTGTCAACAATGGTTTGAGGCCGGTGTTACACTAAAGATTGGGGCCAGTCTCAAAGATTACATAAATGAAAAAGGTTCTTGGAAATTTTTAGATGAGTATGCAGCATTCTTAAATGAGCACACTGCTTGGTACCGGCCAATGAATCCTAGTAAGGTAATGATGTGGCAACAAAAGATTGAAGTAAGAAAAGGTGACAGAAAAAATGAAGTAGGTCTTAAAGGAACTATACAGGGTATGTCATTTGAAAAAGATCCAACAAATGGTGTAGGGGGTCCGGTTAAATACTTCTTTCATGAAGAGGCTGGGATTGCTCCTAAGATGAATCAGACATATGAGTACATGCGTCCTGCAATGAGATCTGGTATGATCACTACAGGGATGTTTATTGCTGCTGGTTCTGTGGGTGACTTGTCACAATGTGAACCATTAAGAAAAATGATATTACATCCTACAGATAATGACATCTATGCTGTTGAGTCTAACCTAATAGATAAGAATAAAACTGTAGGGTTATCTGGATTATTTATTCCTGAGCAATGGTCTATGCCACCATACATAGATCAATATGGAAATTCACAGGTTGTTGAAGCATTAAAAGCCTTGGATGACCAGTTTGATAAATGGAAAAAAGAATTAGATCCTCAGACTTACCAGTTAAGAATTTCTCAGCATCCTAGAAATATTGAAGAAGCATTTGCTAATAGAACAGTATCTGTATTTCCTACACATCTTATTGCAGCTCAAGAAAGAAGAATAGAAGACAAAGACTACTCTTATGAGTTTCTAGATATCTCTACAGATGAGAATGGAAAACCAACTGTAAAGAATAGTAATAAGAGACCAATTACTGAATTTCCAGTATCTAAAAAGACTGAAGACAAAACAGGGTGTCTGGTTGTATGGGAAAGACCAATTGCAAATCCGGAGTTCAGACAGTATTATGCTTCTATTGACCCTGTATCAGAGGGTAAAACAACAACATCAGAATCCTTATGTTCTATCTATATAATGAAAGCTCCAGTAGAGGTAGCTAAAGTTTCCGGAACTGAGACAGAAACATTCATTGAACAAGATAAAATTGTAGCAGCTTGGTGTGGTAGATATGATGATATTAATAAAACACATCAACAGCTAGAACTAATTATAGAATGGTACAATGCATGGACAGTAATAGAGAATAACATTTCTCTTTTTATACAGTACATGATTGGTAGAAAGAAACAAAGATACCTAGTACCTAAGAGTCAAATACTTTTCTTGAAAGATCTTGGTGCAAATGCTAATGTGTTCCAGGAGTATGGTTGGAAGAATACAGGTGTATTATTTAAAGCTCACTTATTAAGTTATGCAATTGAATATACTAAAGAAGAATTAGATGTAGAAACAAAACCTGATGGAACTATTGTTAGAACCAAATACGGTATTGAAAGGATTCCTGATCCTATGCTACTTAAAGAAATGAGAGAATATTCAGATGGAGTCAATGTTGACCGCTTGGTTTCATTCTGTGCATTGGTTGCCTTCATGAGAATTCAACAAGCTAACAGAGGTTATGCAAAGAGGGTTATCATGGATGATGCGGCCAAAAACTTGCAAAAGTCAGATAATTTGTTTAAATTAAATAGAAGTCCTTTCCGTCATATGGGAAGAGGCCAACTAGGAAATGGTCAGAATTTTAAAAGATCACCATTCAAAAATATTAAATAGGAGTTATGCAGATAATTAACGCAATGCAAGCCAAAGATGGGGCTAAAACCAAACCTAATAGAATTGGTAGTATCACTCAGCCATTACAGTTTTTACCAAAAGCTGAGAAAGATCAGCAATGGGCAGCTTGGAATTTAGACTGGGTGGAGTGGCAAGGGCTCAAGCAGATAAGAAGAAATGCCAGAAGACTTATGAAAAATTATAAGTTGGCTAAGGGTGTAATTGATAAATCAGATTACATTGTTGAAGAAGATAATGACTATAGAGATATAGTTGATGTTCTTACTAAAGAAGATCAGTCAGCTTTGGAGTTAAGATTCTATCCAATCATACCCAATGTTATTAATGTTCTAGTAGCTGAATTTGCTAAAAGATCAACTAAACTAACATACAGAGCTGTTGATGAATTCTCATATAATGAGATGATGGAACAAAAACGTGCTGCAGTTGAAGAAGTTCTTATGGCTGATGCACAAACTAAACTTACTGCAGCTTTATTAGAACAAGGACTTGATCCAGAATCTGAAGAAGCACAGCAACAACTAAGTCCAGAGAATCTTAAAACTTTACCACAGATTGAGCAATTCTTTAAGAAGGATTACAGATCAATGGTTGAAGAATGGGCTAGTCATCAACACAAAGTAGATGTTGAGAGATTTAAAATGGATGAACTAGAAGAGAGAGGCTTCAGAGATATGCTCATTACAGATAGAGAATTCTGGCATTTTAGAATGATGGAAGATGACTATGAAGTAGAGTTATGGAATCCGGCCATTACTTTTTATCACAAATCTCCAGATGCAAGATATATTTCCCAATCACAGTGGGTTGGTAAAACAGACATGATGACTGCATCAGATGTTATTGACCGTTATGGTTATCAGATGACAACTGAGCAGTTAGAAGCATT